ACTATCCATCCATGCGACTTGTGGAGGAGAATGGGCGGTACTATATCCATGGATTTTACAATGTGGGCGAGGAGGAGTTCATCGCGGATTACTTTATCCACTATGGGGATGCAGTGCAAACAGTCGAGCCTTTGGCACTCAGAGATGTGATCCGCACAAGACTGCATACGTTGACGGTGCATTATAAGGAGATAGCGTAATTCTTCATTATGTGTAGAGCCTCCCGCATGGGGGCTGCTACAGGCAGTTTTTTTCACAAAGAATCATTAGGCAACATACCCTATCCTGTGTTATAATTTTCTTATATTTGAAACGTAGGAGGGAAGACCGTTGTTTGCAAAGACCTATGGTGCGACGACCCTCGGGATTGATGGACGGATTATCGACGTTGAGGTGGATGTGTCACCGGGGCTGCCGGGCTTTGAACTGGTGGGGCTTCCCGATACGTCGGTAAAGGAGTCGAAGGAGCGGGTACGCACCGCAATCCGCAACTCCGGCATTCAGCTGCGGCAGGAGCGTGTGACGGTGAATCTTGCGCCCGCCGATGTGCGAAAGGACAGCTCCGGTCTTGATCTGCCGATTGCCGTCGGTCTCCTTGCATCCTACGGTATGGTTCCGGAGGCGGCGGTGCAGAATGCACTGTTCTCAGCGGAGCTTTCCCTCGATGGGAACTGCCGTCCGATTAGCGGCATTCTCCCGATGGCGATTACGGCGCGTGAGAATGGGCTGACGGAGTTTTACGTTGCACCGTCGAACGCAGATGAGGCACTTCTGATTGACGGACTGAAGGTCTTTGCAGTAGAGAATCTGGCACAGCTTGTGCGTCATTTGACTGGCACAGAGGTGCTGACTCCTGCCATACCGAATCATATCGAAACACAAAAAGATGCTGCATTTACCGATGACTTTGCGGACGTACAGGGGCAGTATCAGGCGAAACGTGCGCTTGAGATTGCGGCGGCAGGAGGGCACAATGTCCTCATGGTTGGCGTGCCCGGTTCGGGCAAGACAATGCTTGCGCGTCGGATGCCTTCGATCCTGCCCGAACTGACGAAGGAAGAAGCCATCGAGATCACAAAGATCTACAGTATTTCGGGATTACTCGGCAAGGATACAGGGCTTGTGACGACGCGTCCCTTCCGCAGTCCGCATCATACGTCATCGACGGTGGCGATGATCGGCGGCGGGGGGCGCCCCCGGCGCGGGCGGGTGTGCTCTTTCTTGATGAGCTGCCGGAGTTCAGCAAGAAGACGCTTGAGGTGTTGCGTGAGCCGATCGAGGATCGTCAGATTACGGTGTCGCGTGCGAACGCAACGCTGACCTTTCCCTCTAGTATCATTTTGGTAGCGGCAATGAATCCATGACCGTGCGATTAACTGTTTGGGTTAAATCTCCAAAAGCGTAATGCACCTTAAATGTCATAATGTCCTCCGAAGATGTGGCGGTTATTTTTTTTACGAGTATGTGGATAACCTCAAATTTCAGATCAACGCTAATCTCTTCAGCAGAGGTTAGCGTTTTTTTGATCTCGTTTAATATGTCTAACGCAGCTTCTTTTCGCTCAGGAACCGACGTGAATTCGTGGCGACTTTTCAGTACAGATAGTTCAAACTCTATCGCGCTCTTCTTGTCCGCGCTCTTCCCAAGCTGCTTTTCGACTTCCGCGAACGATATCAGCTTCGTTCGGTATATGTCCATAATACGCTCGCGCTCGGACTCGCATTCAGCAAGTCGCGATTCCAAAAGGTGTATTTGTTTGGCGGACTCGTCCACCTTGCTTTGATTTTCCTCTATCGCATCAACAATCAGATCAGGATTGTTGATGTACTTCATGCAGTCCTTCCATACTTCATTGTCTATCCAATCCATGTTGATTGAATGTGCATTGCATTTTTCTCGTAATGTTCTTTTGTGATTACGTTTGCCATTGCATGTATAATATCGTTTACCTTTTGAGTTTACGCCGGTGTAGGTGCTACCACACATGGCGCATCGAATAAGTCCGCGCAATAGGTACGTATTCTTTGCGTTGCGCACGGACATAATTTGATTGCTATGCAGTATCTCTTGCGTTACGTCCCATACTTCTTTTGATACAATTGCGGGAACTTCACGCTCGATGAGCTCTCTATTGTGTGGAGATCTTTTTCCGTATCTATGCACACCATAGTATAAAGTGTTCTTTGCAATGCAAAGCACGCGCCCTGACCGCCAAACCCCGCGTGTTCTCTTATGACGCTTCCCTTTAACCCCGCGAAGAACATAGGAGGGGGGAATGCCTAGACTGTTTAATCGATCAGCTACCGCTATTGACGACATTTTTTCTTCGCTGATTAAGCGGAAAATCAAGCGAATAACATCAGCTTCGGACATTCCTGTTCCCGGAATCTCTGTTTCACTGACCTCCAAGAACCGATCATCATTGACGATGTATCCGTAGGGGACAATTCCGCCTAACCACTTCCCAGCGGCTGCGGCACGATTTGCTCCCAGCTGCATTCGTTGTAGGATATTGCTGCGCTCTAAGTCTGCAACCCCTGCGAGAATCGTCAACAAAAAACGACCAGAGGGGTCACTTGTATCAAACGGCTCTGTCATAGACTTTAGCTTTACGCCGTACTGCTCAAGTTCGTATATTGCGTTGATGATTATGCGAGTTACACGTCCCAGACGATCTAACTTGAATACGAGAAGACTGGAGAAGACCCCCTCTTTCGCGTCAGCAAGGAGTGCTGCTCCAGCAGGACGCTCTTCAAGGGGGAGTGTTCCCGTGATACCATCATCTCTGTAAATCTTGACGATGCGGATGCCGTTGAGATCACAGTATTTCTCCGCGTACTCGATCTGCGATTCGATTGTTCCGCGCTCTGCCTGATCGTCGGTCGAGACGCGGCAATAGACTGCGGCTTCCTGAATTTGGTTGGAAAAATTCATAATGATGTGCTCCATAGACAACTGGGAAGAAATGGCAATATTTTCCTACTTAGAAAAATAACTAGGAAAAAATAGCTGATTTTTCCTAGTTATATGTTGATTGCATAAAGGTGTTTGTTGGACACCTTTATTTTTGTGTCGATTTTATACCTATCAGCGAACGTGTTAGAAATTGTTGCACGTTGCGCATTGCATAATACGCAAATTGCTTTTCTAACCCCGTCGATTTCGACCAGTTACTGTGTCGGATTCGAGGCGGTTAGACCGTATAGCGGAATGCTCTGAACTATTTTGATCCTGTCCAATGAACCCAATGAAATCAACAAGTTACAAGTGTTTTGATCGGTGAAAACACTATATTTGATCCGCATACAGTTTGATTGGCGTGTAGAGGTTACTTCCTGCGTGAGCGAATCAAAACATAGAGGTAGAACATTAGAGAGAGGAATGCGCCGATCAGCAGCAGCATGGTCATACCGAGCAATACAACGCGCCATGATTCGATTGGCATCAACATATTTCCGATGCAGGAGATCAGTGTGTATGCAATCAGCATTTTGATGCGATAGAGGTGATTGAGAACGCCCGCTTTTTTGAGCGTGGCTGTGATGATCGTAGACAAAAGCAAGGGTACAAGAGCCTGTCCGAGACTTATTGCGATTAGATCAAGCATTATTTAACATCCACAAGTTGGACTGAAAGACCCGTCGCAGCATTTTACCCGTCCATTTTCACAACCACATACACCTTTGTGATGACTACAACAACCGCGTTTTAGGTAGATCATACGATGGTTATAGGTGCCGACAATAGAGCCTAGTTCTGGTGGTACCGCTTCAGAGGCGAGGACAAAGTTTGCAATAGAGCCTTCTTCTGCTTGCGGTGTTGCAGCAAATACCGTAGTGGATAACAGTGCCACAAGCATCGTTGTGAGTAGAGCAGTGCGTCTCATTATTCTTTCTCTCCCTTCATATCTACCATCGGCAGGCGACCTTTTTCAATATGTTTTGCGGCGTCTTTTAAGACCTTGACGTTCGTAAACCCATTTTGAAATAGAATCTGCGCTGCACGAATAGAATAACCGTCGTCAGGACATGAGCAAAAGATCATGTAAGCCTTTGATTTATCTTGCTGGGCAATGAAATCATCGAGGGGGTTCTTCTTATATGGGTTAATCCATATCTCTCCAGGAACTTCTTTCTTGCTTCGCTGTCTACTTTGCTCCGATCGGACATCAATCACCTGCACAGCATCTGGTGCTTTTAAGTATTCCTTGAGCGTCATGAATGAATACTCGATTTGCTCCTTTTGTTGTGACTGCTCTGCTGATATAACACTGGCGTTCAGCAAAACGAGCAACAACATGATGGGGATGCATAATCGTTTCATTTTTCTTCCTCCCTTAATGATGGTATAGAAAACGGACATTATTTTTGCAATCCTCTTCTGCCTCCAGCATCCACACCAAAGGTGTTGTCGTAAAAGGAAGCGGGGAAAAGAGTTAATGTTTCCATCTGAATTAGCGTACGAGCGCCTGCCCAAGGTTTGTGCCAGCTAATTGGACTGGATCGTGTATCGTGGTCACTCCTTCGAGTCTTTTCTATGTCTGTTACTGCAATTATGGGCGGTTGCGAAGCTCTAAATGCACTACGGAAAATATGGAAAAGATGACTAGGGTCAATAGCGCAAGCAAAACCGCCTTTATGTATTTCTTCTCTCTCCATGCGGTTTTGACAGACGGGATACAAAGTCCAAATATAATTCCGCCCAAAAGTCCCCAAAAAATAATCCATGTTATCATAATAGCCTCTCATCTGTAATATGTGTTTCGTATAAGTGAGCTGTGGAATATTCGTGCGTAATCATGTACATCGTTGAAGATTGCTTCTGACCAAGTCTCTGGAACTATATCGAAAATACGCATAAATGGATACTCAAAAGTCTGTGTATAAATTAAGCTCCCGTTTTCATCGTAGTACATTACTTTATGAAAAGTCGCTGTCTTGTGCCCTAAGTGAATTGTTTCTAGGGTTAATGTATAGCTTGTGTTTCGTGTGTGTGGCATTTGCAAATCATTGGCTACTTGTTCGGCGTACCAAGGCGTATATACCGTTTTGAGCCAAAATGTAATTCTTGATGTGTCAATCGTTGGATTTTCAAACAAGTTTTGCTGTAATTCATATCTAATGTCATCTGTGTCGAAAAAGAATCCTACCTTATCGTCAGAACCTACCCATCTCCATGTCGCGGCAAACACTGACCCGGAGGATAGCGCGAGAGCAACGACGACAAGAAGCGTAAGACGAAATAGAGCTTTCATGGTAATAACCTCCTTGACGTTATTCCTAGAAAAATGTATTGCGAATACAACCGATCAGTCCTGCAATCATCAACATGACACCTATGACCGTAGTTGCCATAAAGAAACCTACACCTAGATTTGGCGAATCTTCATCAGGGTGACCGAACAACATCCCGAGTGATGATCCTAGGGCGAATAATGCGAAACTCGAGGAGAAAAACTTCAATGCAACACCAATAAAGATACAACAAAGAATGAGCTTCATGAAGAAGTTTTTCGTTTTTGCGACGATCGCACCGAAAAAAACGCATAGAATAAGAGCTGCGATAAACGTCCCCGTGGTGTCTAAGCCAAGTGGATTGATTTGTTTTTCGTCTTTGTGGCGAAACGAGTCAAATTCCTCTGGCGTACGGGTCACATAGTTGTATGTTCGATTTTGTTCAAAGCCTTCGCGGCTGACTTGTGCCATGTCGCACGCCTCCTCAGTTATCTAAAGTTGCCCATCTATATTACCTGCGTATCAATAAACCGTCCCAACAACAGATGCACGTCACGCGGGTCGGGGTGACGTTGGCTCATGATGCGCGTTACCTCGTCGCTATCAATGTCGGTGGAGTAGGCGAGCAGATGCGCAGCGTATTCATTCGCCTCTGCCTCAAGACTGCTGCGAACGTAATAGGTGCGGTCGGGGTGAAGATAATAACCGTATCCTGCGTGCAGACGTGCGTGTCCGAGTTCGTGGCAGACCGTCACCTTTTGCCCTGCATAGCAGAGATCTTCATTCAGAACGATGTATTTGCGCCGTAGGACGTGAACGAGAAAACCACGCATATCATCGGGTAGGGGAAGGCGTGCGATTGTTATGCCGAGGTCGCCCGCGAGTTGAAACGGGTCGCAGGTGCGGTATTTGTTGACGAGATTCTTGACGCGGACTTTGATGTTGAACATGACACATCAGTCCTTCTTTCGTTTGTTCTGCCTTTTCGCATCCCAAAAGACGAACTCAAGAGCGTTTCGCAGCTTTTGTTGATCTTCTTCACTGAGATTATAGGTATCTCCGTCGAACATGACTTCCGTTTTGTTGAGGAATTTTGCGAGGTCGTTCAGGTCTCGTTTTGAGTGGGCGGCTGGTTTTTCTGCGGCAAGTGTTTCATTCCCCAAAAGATAATCTGTAGACACCTTAAATTTATCTGCAAGTTTCAAGATTATGTCACTAGGAGGGACGCGTTGCCCCAACTCGTAGAACGAAATCATTTTAGGCGTTAAGCCCAAGTAGTCGGATAGCTCTTTTTGTGTCAGCTCGTTTTCTAAACGTAATTCTTTTATTCGTTGGCTTATCATAAGTATCGCCTCCGTATGTACTATATGTTCTAGTATATATCGAATTTGAGAAAAAATCTATTGACAAAGTACAAAAAGTACAGTACTATTAGTACATAAAAAGGGGGTGTGGGAATGAATAAACTAAAAGAGTTTCGAGAAGAAAAGAAGCTCACTCAAACCGAATTGGCTGCAAAAAGCGGAATTTCCCAGCGTTATATAGCGTTCATAGAGAGTGGAGATCGAACCCCCTCGTTGAACAGTGCGCTGAGAATAGCAGAAGTTCTCGGACGATCAGTCGAGGAGATCTTTTTTTTGCCCAATAAATGTACTAATAGTACATAAAAACATCTAAACAAGGTGTTGCGAGAGGAGGTGGCGATTACATGGACACGCAAGAGGTCAAGGATGCGTTCATCGAGATGACAAAAAAGCTCATCCGGCAAGTAACGGATGAGCGGGGGTTGCAGAATGTTCGACCTGAGCTTCTTCGGGAGATCAGAGAGAACGTCCGAAGCGTTAAGTCTTGGCAAGATGGTGATGAGTTCCTTGTTGCAGTTCGGGGGTGAGGGGATGGAGCTTGCAGATGTTGTGATCGTTGCAGTCATTTTTGGGATTTTCAACGTCATTCTCTATGTCGCAGCAATATCGCTGCTCAGAGAGCATGAGAAGATGATCAATGAGAAAATGAAGAGCAGGAGGCACACATGAGTATTTTGGACTTACTTGCTGGACTTCTCATTTTTCACTTCATCACGTTCGGGCTGTATCTCGCTGCCGCTCTTGTCTGTATTGATCGTCGCGAACAAGGACAGGAGATCAAAGAGAAACAGATAAACGGACATGGAAAAAGTCAACAAGCAGGCGCAGAGATATCCGACGAACAGAGCGAAAAACAGGCTGAATAGTAATCTGGAAGCTGAATCCATTTACTCGGAGCGATCTTGATGGAGGTTCATGTGTAGAGGAGGTGAGGATGTGGATACCTTTTTGCTTCTGGTTATTGCGCTGATATTGGTAGGTGCATTCGTGAGATTTGAATAACAACTGCCAAAACGCCCTTCGGGGCGTCCGCAGGGAATGACCTCCCTACGCTGATGATGGTAGGTCATGATAGAGGAGGACGATGATGGAGGAGGTTAAGAAGACTCGAAAACCTCGTAAGCCGAGGTACAAACTCACTCTCGTGAGCGAGTCCGGAACTGGTTCGCCCGCTGAGATGTGGTCAAAGCTGGCAAAGGCGGTGCTGGGGCGCGATGTGAAGTTCGTGGAGAAAAAGAAGGAGGTGTGCAAATGAACGCACAGAAAATCATCGCAGGTTGCATCCTTGCAGGTACAGCGCTCCTCTTATCGGGTGCTGTGAATCCGTGGGACGACAGCGACAAGAAAGTGGTGTTGGTCGAGGAGACCTATGTCGTTCGCCCCGGTGATACCATCTGGGGCATCGCAGAAGAGTTCTGCGCGAAGAACACCGGCACGCGGCGGTACATCCTTGAGTACAAGGAGGGGATGTATGAGAACAATCCGTGGCTCGTAGATCGCAAAGGACTGATTCGTCCGGGCGACGAGTTGCAGATGACCTACTGGGTTAAGGGGGAGCAGGAATGAAAACAGAGGTTGTGAAAGAAGCTGCAGCATTCGTTCTGCAGGGGAGTTCCTACAACGGAGCGAGCGAGGCTGTTGAGGTTTCTTATGCTGAGCTGCGTGTGTCAGAGGTAGGCGACAGGTGGTTGGGGGATGACTTCCACAACTGCGGACGTGCTCTCCATGAGGAGAGTGCAGAGGTTGTATATAAGACGGAATCAGGTGTGGCGGTATTGTTTCGTAACTGGGGCACAACGGACGACCCGAATCCGGAGACATGGGAGCGTACCCCTGAACTCGTCTGGTATGAGTTCGCATGAAGGAGGAGTAAGGATGACAAAGGAAGATTTTGATGAAGTCATTGAGGCACTCGAATCAGGTGGGGACTTCATCGTTGCGGTCAGTACAGATGATAAAGATACGTTTGCAGTGCATGGAGATCCCTTCAAAACTATTCCGATGGCGATTAAGATAATCGCCGAAGTGGCTGGAAGATCGAACGACAAACAGACTCACCTGCTTACCGCTATAACTTTCTTGCAGATGGTTGCATCGGACGAAAGTGGTGAATGGCGATGACGACATGGACATTTCGCATCGAGATGATTGACAACATCCTCCCTATGCATCGCGTATATCGCGTGGTGGACGGCGTAGAGGAGCTGAGTTATCCGCTCTGTGCAACAAGAGATGAGGCGATCGAGCAGGTGAGAAAACTGAACATGAAGGCCGAGGAGGAAACATAATGACGAAGTGGGAGGTCTGCCGGCAGCGAAATACATCGTCGCTGCCGATATGGCGAGCATGCCGCACGGTAAATGGCGCACTTGAACTGGATGAGTATACCTTCGGGACACAAGGACAGGCACAGATACGTGTGGACGAACTCAATGCAAAAGAAAAAGCGCCCGAGGCGGCGGCAACCGCTCAAGGCGCAAGGCAATAAAGCTATACCGTGATTATATCACGGGAACGGAGGAAACGCAAATGAAGATACTGAGCCTGACGCTTGAGAACTTCCGCAGCATCAAGAACATGACCGTCAACTTTGACGGCAAGGACGCGGATGTGCTCGGCGCAAACGGGACGGGCAAGACCACCATCGCAAATGCGATCTGTTGGCTGCTGATCGACCGTCCCATGACGGATGAGGCGGACTTTACGCCAAAGACCGAGGGGACGCACGGTCTGAACCACAAGGCGAGCATGACCGTCGAACTTCCGAACGGTCAGCGCATGACGCTCGCGAAGGACTTCTACGAGAAGTGGACACGCAAACGCGGATCGGTGGCGGAGGAGTTCACGGGCAATGTCACGGACTACTACATCGACGGTGTGAAGTCCAAGAAAAAGGAGTACACGGAGGTCGTTGAGACCGCGTGCGGAATTGACATCGAGCGCGTCAAGATGCTGATGGTGCTCGGGTACTTCGCAGACACGATGAAGACGGATGAGAAGCGGCGCATTCTCTTTGAGATGGCAGGAGAGTTCACGGACATGGATGTCATCGCCGCCAACGAGGAGCTGAAAGGCATCGAGAATTTCCTTCTGATGCCTGGGACAAGCGACAAGAATTACACCATCGAGCAGTGGAAGAAAATCGTCGTTGAGCAGAAAAAGAAGCTGAATAAAGACCTTGAGACACTTCCCGCTCGGATTGATGAGGCAAGCAAGAACGTCGCCGAGAACATCGAGGACGCAGAAACGCTGAATGCAGAACTGTGCCGACTTGAGGAGAAGAAAGCAGACCTTGAGGCGCAGAAACGCTCCCTCAGTACGGAGGACGGCAAGCAGGAGGCGGCACGCGCCCCCCCCGCCCGGGGTGGGGGGGGGGCCGGGGCAAAACGCGCGCGCGCGCACACGCCGGGGAGGGGGGCGAATCGGGAGATCAATGAGAAAATTGTTGCGCTGACACAATACAAAAATGACGTGATGGAGGATCTTGACAAAACGAATCGAGAATTGCGAACGCTCGCATCTCAGCGCGATGAAATGATCACACACCGCAAGGCTCTTCTGAAAGAGTATGAAGCAGCACAGGCGCGGCAGTGGGACGAGAGCGCAGCGTTTTGTCCGACTTGCCATCAACCTATGCCACCGGAGCAGATTGAGGAGCTGCGCGCTGCGTTCAACATGGAGAAATCCGCAGCGAAGGAGGACGTCAACCGTCGGGGGCAGTCGTGTAGTCAAGCAAAAATTGACGAGGCAAACGAGCGGCTCGCTGTTCTTACTGAAGATGTTTCGGGTCTGGAAGAAAAGATCAAGGCGAAAGAAGCAGAGCTTGCAGAGCTTAACGCATCCATCGCCACACCGCCGCCCTTTGAGGAGACGGAGGAGTACAAGGAGATCACCGCCCGCATGGAGGAACTGCGTAATCGTCAGCGTCTCGGGCAGAGCGCGGCAGAGGGAACAGCGAACGCCTATGACCGCGACATTGCAGCAATCAAGGAGGAAATCGCGGCGGTCAACCTTCGCATGGCAAAAGCACAGTCCTCAGAGGACAGCAGGAAGCGTGTCGGAGAGCTCAAGCAGGAACTCAAGAATACCGCCGAAGAGATGGAATACATTGAGCATGGGATTCATCTGTGCGAAGAGTTCACCCGCACCAAAGCACGGATGGTGACGGACAGCATCAACGAGCATTTCCGCTTCATCCGCTTCCGCCTGTTCCGCAACCAGATCAACGGCGGACTGCGTGAAGTGTGTGAACCGATGATCCAGAACAAAGCGGGCGAGTGGGTTGAGTATCGCAGCGCGAACTACGCTGCGCAGGTCAACGCGAAGCTTGACATTGTGTCAACGCTCGGCAAGCACTATGGCGTGCATCTCCCCATCGTAATGGACCAAGGAGAGAGCGTTACAGAGCCGCTTGCCGTCGATGAGCAGCTGATTCGCCTCATCGTCTCGGCTAAGGACAAGGAAATCAGAGTAGAGGTCAAGGAGTAGGAGGAAACATCATGGGACAGGCAGTAGCCATGCGCAATCAGACACCCGCCCGTACGATTGAGGACTGGGTGGAGAGCGAGAACATCAAGCAGAAATTCAACGAGGTTCTGGACAAGGGCGCACCGGCGTTCGTCACGAGCATTCTCAGTCTCGTAAAGTCCACCCCCCCCCCCGCCGGGGGGGGGCCCGCGCCCAGCACAAACCGCCGCACGGGAGGGGCCGGACCCGCCGCGACCCTCAAGCTCCCGATCAATCCGAATCTCGGATTTGCGTACATCGTCCCCTACAAGGACACGGCGACCTTCCAAATGGGATACAAAGGCTATATCCAGCTGGCAATGCGTACGGGGCAGTACAAGACAATCAACGCCTCCGTCGTCTACGAGGGGCAGATCGAGGATGTAGATTTCGTTACGGGTGAGATTATCCGTGGGAAGAAAAAGAGTGACAAGGTGGTCGGCTACGTTGCCTATTTCGAACTCATCAACGGATTCTCCAAGATGGTCTACATGACGCACGAGGAGATGCTTCACCACGCGATGACCTACTCTCAGGCATATAAATACGACAAGAAGAACGGCAAGAAAACCAGCGTGTGGACAACGAACTTTGAAGCTATGGGGCTCAAGACCGTACTCAAGCAGCTCATTAGCAAGTACGGAATCATGAGCATTGACATGCAGGGAGCGGGGCTTGAGACGGCACTCAGCGCGGACAGCACGGATGATATGTATGACCGCACGCCGCAGAACGTGACACCGCTCGAGACTGCCGCAGAGGTGCAGACGATTGAAGCTGTGGCAGAGGTACAGGACGGTGCGGCCGAGGAACTGTCTGCGCCGCCGAATCCGCTCGAAGGGCTTGCGTTCTAATCATGGACATCAAGATACTCGCGTCGGGGAGTAGCGGGAACGCCTATCTCATTGGAGATGGGCGGACGCGCCTTCTCCTTGACGCAGGAATCCCGTTCAAACGCATCCAGATCGGATGCGGATTCAAAACGAGCAGCATTGACGCCTGTCTCGTCACGCATCGTCATGGCGACCACGCGGCGGCAATTCCGAAACTCTTGCAAAGGGGCATCACGGTTTACAGTAACGCCGATGTGGCAGGGCTACATGAGGGCGTGCAGGAACTCGCCGCGCTCAAAGAACATAGCATCGGGACATTCCGCATTCTGCCTTTCGAGGCGGAGCATGACGTACATTGCTACGGGTATCAGGTCACATCGACCGCGACGGGCGAAAAGCTCGTCTACATCACCGACAGCGCGTATGTCCGATACACGTTCACAGGGCTCACGCATATCATGATCGAGGCGAACTATGCGCAGGACATCATCATCGACAATGTGAGAGATGAGCGCGTCCCACTCTCGCTCGCCGCGCGTGTCATAGAGACGCACATGAGCATAGAAACGCTGCTCGACCTGCTGCGTTCCAACGACATGAGCAAGGTGCGGCAGATTTACCTTTTGCATCTTTCGGACAACAACAGTGATGCGGAGGCATTCAAGAAGATGGTGCAGCAGGAAACGGGCGCAGAGGTCTATATCGCATGATTCTCGTCGGACACATTGTCAAAGAAACGGACGGGGGCGCAATGGTCTACGTCCCCTATCCCGCAGGACAGAGAAAGCCCGAGGGTTGTCACGAAAGCATCGGCGTGGAGTTCGTGGACAAGCGTCGTATCAGTGCAAAACAACGGCGCAAGGCGTACGTCCTCATCTCCTACATCGCCGCATGGTGGGGCTATACGCCCCTAGAAGCCATGAAGGAAATGCTCAAGCTCATGTTTGTGGGCGAAGCAGAGACTTTGCGAAGGACGTTCTCTCTCTCGAACTGCGATATGACGACGGCGCGGCTTTTCATCACATACCTCATCGACTTCTGCCTCCTGCATGGTGTTGACGTAGGAGAGCCATTGTATCAGCTGACAGAGGACATCCCGCGCTATGTGTGGGCGTGTCTGATGAATAAGCGGTGTGCGGTGTGTGGTAGGAAAGCGGAGCTGCATCATTGTAACAGCAGTGTTGTCGGCATGGGGCGCAACCGTAAGGAGATATGCCACGTCGGTATGAGGGCGCTTCCCCTTTGCAGGGAGCACCACACGGAGATTCATGCGGTAGGGCAGGAGGATTTTCTAAAGAGGTATATCCTCGAACCGGTCAAGATTGATGAGAGGATCGCAGATGTGTACCGTCTGCGGAAGAAGAGTAGGAGGTGAACTCTAATGAAAAAGATTACTCGTTTTGCTTGCGAGATTTGCGGGACCGAATTTGCAGACAGTGATAAGGCGAAGCACTGTGAGAAGTCCCATAAGAAGCCAAAAGAAATTTTGCATTGCAGATATAACCCTGTTGGTGTTGACACAAGCGGGTATCCTCAAACGATCACAGTCAAAATGTCGGATGGGAAAGAAATCCTCTACAAGAGATGAGGTGAAGAGATTGTTCGTTGTCAATGATTTGGAGCGGCTGACGGAATACGGGTTTAAGCCCGTAGGTGAAAACAATCGCAAGGGCTGGGAGACGTACAAAAAGGTACTCGGGAAAACGAGTTCATATCGATCGCTGGTTGTTCTGCAACTTATCGTGAATCCGTATCAGGGCACGCATGAGAATGAGCTTTTCGTCCAATGCATCAGCAAAAAGGACGAAAACGCATGGAACATCAAAGGCGAGCCTGTGATTTGGTCGTTCGAGGAGATCGGGCGGCTCGTACGTGACGGTGTTGTGGATTGGGTAGAAAGCACCCCTTCCTAGAGAGGAGAGGTGTGACGGAATGGACTACATTAGGCAGCTCAACGCATTTAGTAATCTGAGCGCTGGAATACTCAGCTCCAACGAAGTGAATGTTTACCTTAGGCTGTTTTGGTGGAACAATCGTTGCTGTTGGACGGAGTGGTTCGAGACGACCGATTCGAGATTGCAGATTGAGACTGGGATAGTCTCCCCGAATACCATCCGAGCGATTCGGAACTCCCTGCGTCAGAAAGGCTTCATCGACTTCATTCCGGGTAAGCGAAGGAGTCCGACGAAGTACAAGATCATCGATTTATCTCAGGTGACAGAACGTCTTCCATCAAGTTTTATGTCAACCATTGACATAAACACTGATATAAAGACTGATATAAACACTGACATAAAACCTGATATAAACGCTGATATAAAAACTGATAGCATATATAAACATAAACGTAAAACGGAAACACAAACAAAAACAGATTATGCTGCTGCTGCAATGCGCACGCGCGAGGGAGGCGGTGATCTTGCAGAAGTGGTGCGCATGTTCGAGAACAACATCCATCCCATCACGGGGGAGATTGAGCGGGACAATCTCATCGCTCTCACGGATGAGTACGGTGCTCTCTGGGTAACATCGGCGATCGAGGAGGCGGCAATCTCCAACGGGCGTAATCTGCGCTATATCACAGCGGTTCTCGAGCGGTGGAAGCGTGAGGGGTTCAAGTCACCGAGAAAGAAAGGCGGGACACAATATGGCATTAACAGCGGTCAAGAGCACATGGCAGGAGATAGCGCAGAAAAATCCGCGTATGCTGCGTACTTTGACGGAGATACGGTCAAGGGAAGCCCGTATGATCTGGGCGGCACGCCCGAGGAGGGCGGAGATTCTGCGGACGATCGGAGCACCCAGAGAGGCGATCCGCACGGCGCGGGGGCTTCTTATGGCAGTGGAGGCGGAGAAGACCAAACAAGCGCATGATGCGGAGTGTGCAGCGTGCCCGTACCGCGTAGAGAACTGTCATGAGTGCCGCTACAACGGGCGAGAGTTCCGCGACGAGAGATACCGCAACCCGCTCCTTTCTTGCATCGCACCCTGCGCCAAGTACAAGACGCAGCAGGAGCAGCAGAAAATCGAGAGGATCATGGGCAGCGGCGGTGTCAGCGAGCGGTTCCGCTCACGCACATTCGCAACGTTTCAGGCGACGCCAGCGACAAAACCGGCGGTCAATTTGTGCAGGAGATTCTGCACTGCCGTAAAGCTGGATCCAAAAGTTCCGGGGCTTTTGCTCAAGGGTAACTGTGGGACGGGAAAGACGCATCTGGCAGTTGCGATCCTGCGTGAGACGGCAGAATCGGGAATCCCAGGAATGTTCGTGGTCGTCCCTAACCTGCTCGCCAAGCTGCGTGCTAGTTTTGGACAGAAGGACGGCAAAGCAGCGGAGCTGGTCGAGGCGGCAAAGAACACACCGCTCCTTGTGCTGGATGACCTCGGCGCAGAGGATCCAAAACCGTGGGTGACCGAGCTGATCTATGTGCTCATCAACCACCGCTACGAGCATATGCTGCCGACGATCATCACGACCAACTACGACGGCAAAAGAATAGCCGATGTATTCGGCCTACGTGTTGCAAGCAGACTGTCGGAAATGACAGTGCCTGTAAACATTCGGGCGGAAGATTATCGCATGAGAGGAGCGTGCTGAGATGGCAGAGATTGACATGACAAAGCCGCAGCCGTGCACGAAGTACCGCGATGCGGAACAGATGGAATGGATTGCCAAGCTTATGGAGGAGACGAACGAGGCAATCCAGGAGGCGTATACCGTTTCGCAGCTTGAGCAGACCAGAAAGAAAACTCCGTGTGAGGCCATGAATGAGGTAGTGCAAAATGCACGCGAACGCCTTGCAATGGAGCTCACGGACGTAAAAACGCTCTGTGAATCGTGGCTTTACGCAGAAGAATGGGACGAGGAAGAGCGTGACGAGCTGCAGAGGCTCGTGAACGAGAAGAACAAGGAACGCGGGGATTTCTGAATGCGTGTCGGGTTGATCGATGTGGACGGGACAAAGTTCCCGAACCTTGTGGTCATGAAGCTCTCGGCATGGCACAAACAACGGGGCGATACCGTTCAGCTTCTGCGCTCCGATGACGTTCTCCTTGGCGGCGATCTGTTCGGCGGCTATGACAAGCTCTATGCCGCATGTGTCTTTACGGAGAATGCGGACACGGCGCGACGGCTTGAAAATATCGGCGCACAGGTCGGCGGGACGGGGACGGAAAAAGCGCATACCCTGCCGCGCGAGATTGAGCACATCTATCCAGACTATGCGCTCTACGGGGACACAAAGACCGCCTACGGATTCCTCACACGCGGATGCCCACGGGCGTGCCCATTCTGTATCGTCGCAGGGAAAGAGGGAAAAGAGAGCCGCAAAGTGGCAGACCTCTCTGAATTTTGGAGCAGGGAGAAGACAATCAAGCTGCTTGACCCGAATCTCCTTGCGGCACGGGAACACATGGAACTGATCGGACAGCTTGCAGAGAGCGGCGCGTGGGTGGACTTTACGCAGGGCATCGATGCGCGGCTCCTCACGGCGGAGAATATCGACCTGCTGAATGAGTGCAAAGTCAAGATACTGCATTTCGCATGGGACAATCCGCGTGATGAAAGCATTCCGCGTATGCTCCAAATGTTCGCAGAGAAATCGACGGTGACCGACTACCGAAAGCGCAAAGTATATGTCCTCACGAACTATTGGAGCACGCACGGCGAGGATTTACGACGAGTGTACTGGTTGAGAGAGAACGGCTATGACCCATACGTCATGGTCTATGACAAGCCACACGCGCCGAAAGAAACACGGCAGCTGCAACGGTGGACGAACAACAAGATCATCTTTCGGAGTTGCGAGCGGTTTGAAGATTATCGGGGGTGAAGGACATGGACGAATACACGCCCTGCAAGAAGCCCGACCCGACGGCGCGGGAGGCAATCGGGAATGTGATGCGTCTCGTGCGTACGCAGCGGAAAAAGCCGAACAAATACAACGCGCGGAAAACAACGGTCTGCGGACGCACTTTTGACAGCAAAAGGGAATCGGAGTGGTACATGATGCTCCGTGAGAAACAGCGGCTCGGGAAGATCAAGCACATTGAGTGTCAGCCTACGTATACCTTGCTTGATGGGTTTCGGGACAATCAAGGCAAACCACAGAAGCCAATCACCTATACGCCGGATTTCCTCGTCGAGTATGACGATGGCAGGCGCGAGGTCATAGAGGTCAAGGGCGTACGGACGCGGGACTACCTGCTGCGCAAGAAGCTGTTTCTGCACATGATGAAAGATACGGATGTTATCTTTCGGGAGGTTCGATGATGGAGATTGATTATATTGGGTTTTTGAGATCAAAGATGGTGATTGCGAAAAAGACGGGCATTGCCATTGATCCGGGGGAGATAAGTCCCATACTTAAGCCGCACCAGCGCGACGCGGTACTCTGGGCGGCGGCAGGTGGACGGCGTGCCATATTCGCAGCGTTTGGACTTGGCAAGACGATCATGCAGCTCGAATGGTGCCGTCTCATCCACGCGAAGAAGGGCGGGAAAATGCTCATCGTGTGCCCGCTGGGCGTCAAACAGGAGTTCATGCGTGACGCGGTGACACTCCTCCACATGGATGCACCTGTCTACGTCCGCAACATGGAGGAGGTAGAAGCTGCACCGGGATGGCTCATGATCACGAACTATGAGCGTGTACGCGATGGCGACATCCGCCCCGACGCACTCGCGGGCACGAGGCTTGACATGGTTGAAGCAGCGGTGTTTTTCGTAGGAATCCTGATCGGTGCGTTGATCGTGGATGAATTGTAAGGTTGTGAGGTCCAGAGGCGGTTTTGCGAGGTTCGGCGTAGGTTTGAGGAATACAACGCCGAAAAGCCAGGTCGTTCTAAGGAATTTGCGTTGTGAGGTTGATGTGAAGTTTTGTGAGGTAGGAGGTAGACAATGGCAGAACAGAAATATCCGCAGAGTGCGGAGATAAACGAATACCGATACATTGATTTTGAGTGGCTGGATGAAATCGCGAAGGGGTTGACGGCAGGAGCAGAAAAGCATCCGGGCGAAACGTGGCGGGATATCCCTGCAGATGAGCACGCTGTACGGGCTCTGCGACATCTCTCGATGTGGCTCGCAGGTGATCGGAGTGATAGCCATATCATCAACGCGAGTATGCGCTGCATGATGGCGCGTGAGTTGGAACGCATAGATGATGCAGAGCTTGATGAGATGATGGAGTTATCAGATAAAGCGGCGGAGGTTATGGAGACGATGGAGTCCAATTTTGACGATGCGCACAGGAGATTGATTACGGAGTTGGATAAGTATGGTTATTTGTGTCACCAAAGGAGTGAAGACCATGAGTAAGATATATCGTTATATCCATTTTCGGGATGATGGGTACAGTAAAGGATTCGCGAGTGTTGAGGCAGCTCTTGCAGATGCGAGAGAGCGTTATTCGGCGGAAGAGAAGGTGTATATCGGTGAAGACGAAGAGTATGTACCGGCTGTCTGGTATGACCGTGTTATAAAAAATCTGCAATGTGCGGTAGATATTGCGTGTACCGGCTACTACGGGGAATATGACGAGGTTGTTCCGGATGAAGCACGAGAGTCTTTGTATGATGCACTGACAGATGCACTTGTGAAATGGGCTAAGGGGCATGGGATAACGAGCTGGATTGATGTTCCGACAGGAAAAAAAGATATTCTCTATGACCTACAAACAGGAAAGCCAGTAGAGGAAGAATCCAAATGAATACATGGATAGGAAGCGGGCGGCTGGTACGCGACCCCGAGGTAAGATACACGCAGAGCGGGAAGGCAGTATGTCGCTTCACACTTGCGATTGATGATGGATGGGGCGAAAAGAAAAAGACGTACTTTATCCCCGTCACCTGCTGGGAGAAACTTGCTGAGGCGTGCGGGAATAATCTCGTGAAGGGGAAGAAAGTCACAGTCATGGGAACACTCACGCAGCGCACATACGAGCAGAATGGGGAGAAGAAGAACGTAATCGAGGTGGTTGCGCGTGAAGTGGATTTCGGCGAGAAACCGCGTGGAACAGGGGCAAGTGCAACGAGCGTGGGAGTGTTTGCGGGGACCCCCGTACCCGATGATGACATTCCATTTTGAGGAGGCGCACAATGACTGCAGATGAACAAAGCCTATACTTCTTCGCGTTTCGGTATGCCTTGCCGCGACAATCCTATGCCCTGTCCCTCGTCTCTAGTCTCGTCATGCAGCGCGTGAATGAGTTCGAGGATTGGCAGCTGCGAGATATGGCCGGCGAGATTGAGGCGCATTGGGAGGAGAATAAGGACATCCATCCGATTGACCGAGATGTGCAGCGGCTCTTTCGAGATCGGCTGCGAGGAGCACTTTTGGAACGCGGTGTAGCACAGGCGGTATAAGAAAAAAAGAGCAGCAGATGACCGCTCTTTTGGCGCGTAAACAGGAGGGATAGCATGAGTCCATGGGTGTTTTATGCGGTTGATGTAGTTCATTCACTACATATAGTTATGATTATTACGGCAGGTATATCAATCTTGGGGTGGTTTATCGCATTTCCGGCCGTTGCAGAAGATAGATTCTCCAGTAATGATAGGAGAGATTTTGTTTTAATTCTTTTTATAACGAGCATTATCGCCGCTATTCTTGCGATCTTTCTTCCGAGCAATGAAACGATGGTTCAGATGCTTGTTGCAGTAACGGGGGCGGATATAGACAATATACGGCAGATCGAAGAAGTGACAAATGCAATTTTGCGGAGATAGGAGGAACAACATTGCTTGAGAACGACGCAGCCTTGCAGATGGCAGATGAGATTCGGCAAGACCGCAAACAGGCGGAGTCGATGCTGCTGAACTATACTGAGGAGATGAAAACATATCGCCTAAAGCGTGAGGAGTATGTACGGGGTACACCTGCGCAAGGGGGCGGGAATCTGCCGGGACATCCGACGGAGGCAGAGGCTCTGCGTGGTGTGAAGTTTGACGAGACATATCCTGCATATACGTGGCTGCGGGCGGTAGAGTTTGTCGAGCGTGGGTTATCGGAGCGTAAACGTATATTCCTCGATGCACGGCGCAAGGCATCCTGCGACAAGACGGGACGAGGGCGTAGGGCGTGGCTTGTACGCACACAGATGATGTACTGCGAGTCGATGCGGGAGCGGTTTCTCAACTCGGAGTTTTTTGTGAGTGAGAACGTGCTAAAGGAAACATGGAGATATATTGTTGACCGCGTTGTCGAAGCATATCTGAAATTGGAGCAGAAAAAAATTAAATAGACCCCTCCCATAAACGCCTTTTTCGGTGCTAAAATGCTATTGTGGGTAGTTTGGAGGACGCACCAGACTATCCCCGCTCTTCCATCACCTATATATTCTTCATGGAGAAACCGTCTCATATGAGGCGGTTTTTCTGTTGGGGCGAGGCACTTTCATGAGACAAGACGAGGCTGTATATGCTCTTTGCCAAAAATGGCAGGACATCTTAAAACTCAACAACTGGGATATTGTCATCAAACTAGGGCGCCAGGACGAGCTTAGCGAACCCGATCGGGAGGGTGAGGTGTTTATCAACATCGCGAAGGGCGAAGCGTTAATACATTTGCTTGACCCGGATATCCAATATGACTTTCCTTTTCCTTATGACATGGAAAAGGTTTTGGTACATGAACTCCTTCATCTTTCCTGCGCGACGTTTGAGCCGGAAGATGATCCTCTGAGACACGATCTCTGGGAGAGGATGGTTGAGCAGACGGCAAAAACGTTGGTGGAGCTCCAACGAAAGGTAGAAGTTCTGGGTAAATCGTAAGGGCCTGCGTAGCGAAATATAAATTTCTGCGATTTTTTATGTTTCGTTTGTGCGAAACATAAAATTTGTTTCAGTTTTACATTTCAGTTTTTGGTTTTTGGATTTTTGTTTCTATACAGGAGGTTTTACTATGCAGGAAAAAGCAAAACAGATCGTCGTGGATTACTTCAACAAGCATGTTGAGGTGACGGACAACAAGAAGATCACGGCGGCGGACGTGTTTATCGTCTGGTTCTCGAAAACACTTCAGAACTGGAAGGCACTTGTGAGTACGACCGTGAGTGATGGCATGTATTATGAGATCACGCACAACGGCGACAAGGATGAGACATACGTTGACGTGTATAAGAAGTGGGAGAACTTCACGGTCAAGTAAGACGGGGTTCAAGAAATTGTAAGGAGGAGGTGATGACGTGAAGTTGACGGCAAAACAGATACGATTTGTAGATGAATACCTGGTTGATTTTAACGCGACGCAGGCGGCAATTAGAGCGGGATATAGCGAAAAGACCGCCAATACCATTGGTGCGCAGAACTTAGCAAAACTTAGTATTCAAGCTGAAATTTCGCGTCGTCAAAAAGACCTCCAACGGCGTACAGAGGTGACGCAAGAGCGCGTCGTCAAAGAGCTTGCACGGATTGCCTTTGCAAACATGGCGGACTACCTACATGTTGAGACGCAAACACGCACGAAAGACGATGGCACTGAGACAACATATCAGATAGTTGTGCTCAGTGAGACAGAAGATCTCTCTACTGATCAGCGTGCTGCACTTGCGAATGTTAAGCAGAGCGTAAATGGTGTTGAGATCAAGCTGCATGACAAGATCAAGGCACTCGAACTGCTCGGGCGGCATATCGGCATGTTCAATGATAAGTTGTCGCTCAGTGGTACAGACGGCGGCCCTTTGACCTTCCGATGGGAGGGCAAGGATGGCTGAGATTGTAATACCATATACGCCGCGTTCGATCTGGAAGGACACAATACACCCTGCACTCTCTGCAAATCGTTTTGCGGTGCTTGTCTGTCACCGCCGTTTTGGCAAGACGGTCGGCACGGTCAATGAGATGATTAAAAAGGCGATACTCAACGAGAAGAAAGCGCCTGTCTATGCCTACGTCGCGCCGTACCGCAATCAGGCAAAGCGTGTGGCGTGGGAGTATCTGAAATACTATACCAATCCAATACCAGGGCGCACAGTGAATGAATCAGAGCTTTATGTTGAGCTGCCGTCGCGGTGTCGCGGCTCGCCTGGTGCGCGGCTTTATATCATTGGCGCAGATCATCCTGATGCGCTGCGTGGTATCTACCTCGACGGGGTAATCCTTGACGAGTATGCGGACATAAAGCCGGAGCTCTGGGGCGGGGTCATCCGTCCTGCACTTGCCGACCGCGAAGGATGGGCGGTATTCATCGGGACACCTAAAGGACAGAATCAGTTTTATGAGATGTACCAGCACGCGGAGAAATCCGATGGCTGGTACTCTTGCATTTACAGGGCGGATGAGACGGGCGTGCTTCCTGCCGAAGAGCTCGCTGATATGAAGGCGCAGATGACCGACATGGAAATTCGGCAGGAGCTTCTATGTGACTTCACAGCCTCTGCCTCTGATGTGGTGATTCCAATTGACCTTGTCACGGAGGCGGCAGGGCGCGAGATGGATGCGGAGGATGTGCAAGGGCAGCCTGTCATTATCGGCGTGGATGTGGCACGGTTCGGCGATGACCGTACCGTAATCTGTGTGCGGCAGGGGCTTCTCCTGCGTGAGACACGGAAGTTCACGGGGCTTTCCACGATGGATACAGCAAGCGCGGTTGTTTCCTGCTATACGGAGTTTTCTCCTGCGGCAGTGTTTATCGACGCGGGGGCGATGGGTGCGGGCGTGATTGATCGATTGCGTCAGTTGGGATATCAGCCGACGGAGATCAATTTCGGTGCGGCTGCGATGGATAGCGAGCGTTACGCTAATATCCGCGCGGAGATGTATTTCAAGTGTCGTGATTGGCTGCAATCGGGCGCTGCTCTTCCGCAGAATACCGACCTCAAGACGGAGCTTGCCTCTGTGGAATACAAGTTTAGCGCAAACGGACGCATTCTTCTTGAACCGAAAGAGAAGGTCAAGGAGCGAATGGGGAAAAGCCCCGACCTTGCGGATGCCCTGGCGCTCACGTTTGCGATGCCGGTCTATGTGCCGCATGGAAAGTATTACGAGGCACGCCGCCGTGGAAAAATCCGCAAAGCGGGCAGTATGTGAAAGGAGGTGAGGCGATGCAGGGAAATGCGGCAGCGTATGACGCTGCGCAAAATGCTACACCGGAGGAGATCAGTCTCGAAACGCTTTCAGAGGATGCGGTCAAGAAGATCATGACTGCCTACAAGGCAGGGCGTGATGTTGCAGATCAATACTATAGAGCGACAGTAGAACCTGTCCTCATCAAGCGCTATGACGTCTATCGAGCGGATGTAGACCACTATAAGGGGAAGTTCCCCCGCCTCTCTGAGATGAGTAGCTGGGTGTCGCGGGATGTCAAGACGACAATCGACTGGATTATGCCGTCACTCATGGAGGTGTTCACAGGTTCGGATGACCCTGTGGATATTGCAGGCGTGAATGTCAACGACGATGATAACGCGCGGAAGATTCAGCAGCTTATCAGCTACTTTGTGACAAGAAAAAACAGCTTCTTCACGTTCATGTATAACTTCCTGCGCGACGGTCTCACGATCAACATGGGCTGTGCCAAGGTCTACTGGAAGCGTGAGGAGGAACGTCAGCCGATGGAGGTGCTTGCCGATGCGCAGATGATGCAGATGATTCTTGCGGGCGTGGCGGCAGGCCAAATCGAAATCAAAGAGGCTGTTCCGGTCACTCCAATCGGCGATCTTCTGCGGGTTACGTTTGATGCTATCAATGTCAAGGTCAACCAGCCGATCATCGAGAACATGAGTCCTTCGGAGCTGCGTTTTACACCTGAGGCACGCGATCTACATCAATCCAAGTTCGTCGCACAACGAAAAGTCGTACGTGGCGACTATCTCAAGCGCATGGAAGCGCAGGGCATTTATCAGAACGTTGATGAGGCGATGGAGAAAGCAGGGGAGGGAGTGCGGCAGACGCCGCTCCTTGACAAGAAGCACAATGAGCGCATAGAGGAGATGCAAGGACGCCTCTCCGATGGCGACAACGCCTCGAAGGAGTTTGAACTCTATGAAGCCTATCTCAAGGTGGACTTCAACAACGACGGAATCTATGAAAATGTAATTGTTCATGCGGTCGGCGATACGCCGCTCAAGATTCAGGACAATGTGTTCGAGATGCCGCCGTTTTTCGTATTCTCGCCCGAGCATGATTGCTATGCAATCTTCGGAGAGGATTCGATCACGGATACGCTCGAGCAGCTGCAAGACCTAAAGACAGCGCTCATTCGGCAGATGATTATCGCTGTCGCGAAGAACAATGTTCCGCAGAAGTTTGTCGATGAACGCAGCGTCGATATGGATGCACTACTCGATGGGGCGGAGATTGTTCCGGTAAAGAACAGTCCTGCAAGCCAGGCGATTTTCCAACCGCCGCCGATTCAGATTGACGGTTCTGCCATGACGCTTGTGCAGTACGCGCAGAATGAGATCGAGAGCCAGTCGGGCAGCACGCGGTACAATCAAGGGTTGGATTCCTCCAGCCTTAATCGTACGGCGACGGGAATATCAGCGATCATGGGGGCATCGGACAAGAAGATCAAACTGGTTGCCCGTCTTGCAGCAGAGACAGCATGGATTCCAATCATCAAATTCCTCATTCTGCTCTGTCAGAAATTCGTGGATGATGGACAGATGATTCGCCTCGCGGATGAGAACATTGCTATCCGGCGTGAGGAGATCAGCATTGACTATGATCTCATCGTCAATGTTGGACGCGGTGCCTCTTCCAAGGAGATGCAGATGCAGTACCTTATGGTGCTTATCAATCAGCTCTATCCAAAACTCGAGATGGTCGGGATTGTCAATCCGGAGTCGTGGTACAACGTCACGAAGGAGCTTCTTGAGGTCATGGGAATCCGCTCGACGGAAAAATACCTGCTCGACCCGAATGGCGAGGCGTTCCAGCAAAAACAGGCACAAGCGCAGCAGATGCAGCAGGCGGCAGAGCAGAAACAGGATGCTCTGATGCAGGCAGAACTCCAACTCAAACAGGATGATGTCAAAGCAAAAACACTTGCCCGTCTTTCGGCGCAATTCAAAGACCTGCCGATTGACGCACAGATTTCCGCCCTGCAGCAGCTTGGGCTTTCGGCGACACCGGAATCCATGCTTGAGAAGATTGCACGGGATGAGCGACTTGCAGAAAGCCGCAACAGAGCCTATCAGATGTGGAATGAAGGGAGGAACGGATGGAACCAGCAGACAAGATAAAGCTGCAAGAGAAAGCCAAGGATGGCAATGAGGCAACCTTTCTACTCGTGGAAAAGTTCTCCAATCGATGGCTTGCAGAGGTTGAGTCTGATATTCTTGTTCGCTTGAATAAGGCGCGGGATGTTGATGAGCTGATAAAGATTCAGGCCGACTATCATGCGGCGATCAATTTCCATGAGAGTCTTTCTGTTGTCGCGGTCAATGGGAAAATAGCAGCAAAAAAGCTCCACGAGGAGCGGGTAAAGGAATAAGGAGGATATCGAATGAATGACTGGGTTTATGACCTTCAGAGATTTGCAGAGGGAGATGCGGCGCAGGGCGCGGAAGCGAATACGCCCGCAGCTTCGGAGGGGCAGGGAGTGCAGGAAAGTACTTCCGAGGGTACGGGAACGCCCGCCCCCCCCCCGCGGGGGGGGGGGGGGGGGGGCGGGGGACGGGGGGGGGGGGGGTATTCAGGTAGACCCTGTGACAGGCGCACGCACGGTCGTCGAGATTAAGGAAGAAGAGACCGACGGAACGACCACGGCGGATGGGGTACTCCAGCAGACACAGAATGCACCTGTCGAACCCGCTGCGTACAACGCAAACGAGCTTCTTGCGGCGATGACCACTGGAATGGTGGATGAATCACGCATTCCGGATGATCTGCGTGCGCCGTATGTTGCGATTCGCCAGCAGCAGCAGATCGCTGCACTCACAGCGCAGCAGTACGCGCAGCAGCAGACGATGCAGATGCAGCAAATGCAGACGCCACAGCAGGATACACAGGCGCCTACGCCACAGCAGGAAGATCTTTATCGGCGCATTCAGAATGCGGCAGAGGAAAAGGCACTCCAAGACCTCGGCATAACGCGTGAGCAGCTTTCCGATCTGTCTTACTCAGAATCGGAAGATGGGGCAAAGAAGGCGGATGAGTTCCGCGTCGCTGTTCAAATGAACGTGAGCGCGATTACACGTGAGATTGACGCGTATCAGATGGAACTCCGACAGCAGCAGGCGGAGGCGCAGGCATTCGCACAGGAGTTCATTCCGAAAATGCATCAGGCACAGAGGGAGGAGCCGAACTTCAATCAGATCGATCTGATGATGGAGAACTTCTACCAGCAGCTTCCCTATCAGGAGGCAGTACAGGTCGCAGCGGCGGTCGAACGTTACAAGAACGGTACATGCACACGCGCCGACATTCCTGTGCTTGAGTCTTACTACAACAAGACCCGTGCAGCGTTCTACGCGAAGCAGACGGGGCTTTCTTCTGCACCAACACCTGCGCCGAAAGCTGCGCCGCCACAGGTGGAAGGGGCAGGAAAGGTTGCTCCAAATGCACCTGATCAGGTGGATTGGAGCGCGATGCGAACGATGGGCGTGCGGGAACGGAATGAATTCCTGCGGGCACATCTTCACTAAGGTTTATTACGAGAGGTGATATTACATGGCATTGGTAGCAAAGTCGGTGTCGCAGTCTACGACCTATGAGGCAGTCGGCACAAAAAATGATTTTAGCCGTATTGTTACGAACATTGACCCTGATATGACGTTTTTCCTGTCCAATTTCGGGACAGCGGTCGATGCAAAGAGTCTCAAGTTTAATTGGACGACGGAAGGACTCAAGCCTCCGCAGGAGAATGCACATCCTGAGGAAACAGACTATAAGACGGGAAGGGTTGGCTCGCTCGCACAGTGGGATAACCGCTGCCAGCATTTCATTAGCTCCGGCCGCGTGACGGACGCGCAGCGCAAGCACGCAAAGGAGTATTCCCCCGAAGATGAGTTTGCACGCCAGAAGGTTAATGCCTTCAAGCAGCACGCGCGTGACATTGAGTATGCACTTGTATTCAACCGTTCGCCGCGTGATGAGTCTCCGGGCAATCCTGCACTTACAGGCGGCGTCCGTTACTTCCTCGAAGAGGAGGTTGAGGATGTGACCTTCACGGGTAATGTCTGTGCGGCAACGGCAGATCACAAGCTTGACACTGGTGACTTCGTTTATTTTAAGGCGAAGCCGGGCACTGGCAACAAGCTTCCGACGGAGATTGTTGCAAATCTCCCGTACTACATCCGCAAGGATGCCGACCCGAAGAAGTTCACGCTCTTCAACAGCATGGATGACGCGATCAAGAACGTCAATCAGGTCACCCTTTCGACAGCAGGACAGGGCGTCCAGATGGTCAAGAATAACGTATTTAGTGCAGGGGACACGCTCTTCACGGAAGATCACATCAATGACTGCATGGAGATGTGCAGCAAGCGCGGCGGCAATCCGACGCTTGCGGTCATGTCAGGGCGCCTCAAGCGTCGTTTCTCGGCCATCGTCACGGGCGGCGCAACGAAGCAGCGCGGGTCGAAGGAGAAGACGGCAACCAATATCACGGATATCTACGAATCTGACTTTGGTGTGGTTCGCGCCGAGGTACACCGTATGTATCCGGATACGGTAGTTGATGTCATGGACATGAACTACTGGGATATGAAGTGGTTCGACCGTACGCACGAGGTCACAGGGCTTGCAAAGAAGGGCTCGTACGAGGAGTTCGTCATCGAGTCGTGGCTTGGGCTGCAGGGCACGCAGCCGAAGGCTTCGGGGTCGATCTACAACATCAAGCGTGCCTAAGAACGCATAGACAGAGGGCTTACCTATTGGAGGTGAGCCCTTTTGTATTGGAGTGATTTTATGATTCTGAAACAAAAAATTTATGAGGAGGATGGGAAGACGATCCTGCGCAACACTATCGATTGCTCGGAAGCAATCGATGTGGCAAAGCAGGTGTCGGATGAGGGTGGGCGCGGGAAGAACATTATTCCGCTGGGCTTTATCCCGCCCGAATATTGGCAGTTCGACCCGTGGCTCATCGAGGCGCGGAAGGCACAGTGTGCGGGAGATAAGGCAGAGTTTTTGCGCCTTGTGAAGAAATTCTTTGAGCTGCATCCTGCCTTTGCTGTGAAACAAGACCATACGCGGCGGTATTGGGGAGGAGGTTTGACACGTGATTGATGCAAAACATCTGAAAGAGATGGTGCGCTGGAAAGAAAAGGATATGGACGAGGTGAAGTTCTCGAACTATGAGATTTACCACGCTATGAACGAAGTCCTCCGTTATATCCGTGCACGCCTTGCCAATCAGCAGAGCGATCTTCTGGAGCGTGAAAAAGTCTATGAGATTGGCGATTTCACGAATGGAGCGGTGGACCTTCCAGAGGATTTCACGTCTGTCAAGGGCGTCTATCGTCTCTCCGATCATTACCGACTGCATGCCGTCTCGGACGATCATGTAACACCTGATACATTCCGCCTCTTTGCGGGGCGCATCTATGCGGAGGCGGGTGTTCTGCTCCACTACTATGGGAGTTTAATGCCTGTCAAGGATGGAGAGACAATTCCCCTGCCTGATACCTACGTTGACCCGATCATCAAGCTCACGCGGATGGTGCTGAACAACACGGATGTTGATACCATGACACAAGCGGTGACGGATGAGATCGATAACATCGTCCCGCGCCGCAAGTGGAACAATGCCCGTCAAAAGATGCCGTTCTTTGTCTGAGGTGATGTCATGAAAACGAGCAAAGCGATTGACGCAATCAAGGCGGCAGGGCACGATATTTCCGATGAGTACACGCGTGAGGAGTGTATCAACTTCCTCAATACGGCGATTCATGAGGTATCGGGGCTTCTCATTGCGGCACGTTCGCCGATGATGGTGCGAGAGATTCTGCTTCATGATGGTGAGAGCGTTCCCGCACATTACGTATCGTCTGCGGGGCAGTATCCCGTGCGCATCACGGGACAGACAGTACAATTCGTTGACCCTGCGTTGACTGAGATGCGCTTTCGTTATTTCGCGACAATGCCGCCGCTTGAGAGTGAGGCTGGTGATCTGCCATTTGCCCATGAAGCGCTCAATGATTATGCCCTCAAAGTAGCAACCCTCTATGCACTCAATCGCAACGAGTACGATCTCACACAGGACAAGGCACTCTCTGACGAGTTCCGTGCCATCCTCACTGGGGCGGTGACGATGAATGGCTGATATTCAGAAAAAAGTCCTTCATGCTCCGAATCTTCCAGCAGCGATTCAAGGCGATGGAAGATATCTTCTTCATGTCTTGCGCTCCATCCTCACGGAACAGGCTGTGCAGATCAACGCGGCCAACAGCTTCACAGCAGACGATGTGGATGCGGATAAGGAGGGTAAAATTCTCTCTCCGCGCAATTTTCGCCTGACGTTTTCAAGGCTTGGCGGTCTTTTGCAATGGGACCACTCGCTGGATGCGAAAGATCTCAATTATTACGAAGTGAGGACGAATAAAAACATTGGTAGTCCTAAAGGGCTTTTGGAACGCACAACGCTTACCGAGTCCAAGATTCTCCCACCATCATATATAGGCCATATCTTTCTTTTTGCTATCGATAAGAAGGGGCGGGTAAGTAATTCCACAGAGATTCAGTATACAAAAACACGTCCGCCTTCTCCACGCGATGTGGCGATGACCAAAATGCAGGAAGGTACCCTTATTACTTTCTTGGAGATACCTCTTGACTGTATTGGAGCGCATATCTACGTCAATGATACACTTTACGAATCTGCGGACAACATCTTCCTTTATACAGGCGAAGCTGTTATCAATCGTGTTAGTGTTGCCTATTACGACCAATTTGGCGATGGTGTGTTTTATACTGTTTACTGCGTAGTTCCTGACGTGGAGAACTTCATCGTAGAGCGCAACGGGGCACAGTTGGATTTTCACTGGGATCCTCTGCCGATCTACAATGTGCGGTATGAGGTGAAAGTCGGGGTTGCGCCGGACTGGGACAAGGCGCTCACAATCTTTACGACAAAGCTCAATAAGCATCGATTTGTTTATCCAAATACAGGGCGATATTACATGCTTGTTAAGGCGTTTGATGAGCACGACAATTACTCCAAGAACGCTGTGTACTTTCTCCTGACGAATAAGACTGACATTCACAAAAACGTGATTATTCGTCTCGACCAGGAAAAGACGGGTTATAACGGCAATAAGATAAATCTGTACTACGACAAAGCACGTGAGGCTCTTCTGCTCGAAAAGGACGTTATGCGCGGGGAATATCTGATTGATATAACGCTCCCGCAGACATACCGCGCTCGTAATTGGTTAGAGGCAAGTGTTGTCGGTGAGGCGAACGATGATCTCGTTTGGGATGACCTAGACTTTGAATGGGACAGCGAAGAAGCAGAGAATACGATGTGGAACGGCACCGTGGGAGACCTCAAAGGCGTTGATGTTGTGCATGAGATCGCGCGATATGACCAGAAGGATGCAGCACGGTTTTTGGCCATTATTCCCTTTGACGGAAGTGATGATGCAACGGGGGCGGCACTTCATTCAAAGACAGGAGCAACCTTCACTCCTTCACGCTGGGGGCAGGGAGTAAGGCTTTCAAGAGACTTGTCTTTGGAATATCATATTGACAAGCCTACTCGATTGTTTTCTATGATGTTTTGGATTCGCTTGAGAGATGGATTGCCGAGTACACGTTTTTTGAAAATTGGTTCCAATAAGCAGCTGTATTTACAGTATGACGCGAATACGGATATGTTTCAGTTTGTTGGAGATGACAGCGTAACGATTCAGACACATGTCCCTTTTAAGCCGAATGACTGCATTGCTGTCGGAATCGTACAGGAAGCCTCTATGCGGAGGCTTTTTTTGTATAGTCTTGCAACAAATGTATGTGTGGAAGAGAGCGTGACGGCTTCCCCGATAGGCGCGTTTGAAACACTTTCGCTGGGCGGCATCATGCCGGAGGGGGCGCGTGCAAGTGATGCGTCTTTATCTGGTGTTATGATTGGTACAGAGATGGCGAGGGAAGAGTTTGAGAAGAGGCTTCTACAACCCTGTGGATATGGGGTGTTCGCCCCGTTCCGTGTTGGAGAATATGAGTATGAGAAAGCTCTCGTTCGTGTATCGATAACAGCGGGAAGTTATGGGGCAGTGCCGCAGATATACGATATAGCGATGAATGTCGATATCGATGATACCGTAGATCGTGGAACGGTGCGTATTGCAGCAGCGGAAACAGTGGTTGAGTACAACAAGCCCTACTACACAAGACCAGAGGTCTCAGTCATGCTTTTGAGCGGGAATACAGAAGATGGTGTTCTTACGCCAGAGCTCAGAGATGTCGGAACAGAGTCTTTTACCTGCATTCTTCGCAAAAGCGGTGGCTCGCTTGCGGCAGGTATGATTTCGTGGACAGCGGTCGGTTACTGAAAAATAAGGGGGGGGTAAATATGCAGACGTTCAATCTTATTAACGCGCAAGATCGAGTGAAGAAGTCGCGTGCTACCATTAACGCGAATTTTGAGGCCGTGGCAAGCAATTTTTCTGGCATTGCCTTTCCAACAGTAAATCTCTATGTTGGTATGAAGTGCTATCGTACAGATTTGAATCAAACATTCACACTCAATAATGTCGAACTTCAGACATGGGTGGATGATTCGGATATTGCAGATAAAGCCATTACGACAGAAAAGCTCGCTGATCAATCTGTTACAAAAGAAAAAATTGCGCCTAGCGCGATTACAACAGAAAAAATCACCAATGGAGCTGTTACAAAAGATAAGATTGCGCCAGGAGTTCTTACGGCATCTAATGTTGGTGCATATGATAAGGCAGCTACATATAACCGCGACGAAATAAACAAATCTTTTCGCAAGATTGGTGATAAAGTAGTTGAGGGCAATATAGACTGGAACACACTAACTGAGCCGACAACATACAAAATACAGAGTGCAATAATGAATGATGCGCATCATGCGCCACCAAATGAATATAACTTTGGCATTCTTGTAGTACATCGTTTAATTGATGGTGCAGACCACGAAAGCAGAACTGTACAAGTCTATTATCCTCATGCTACGCGGGGGTATTGGTCGCGTATGCTAAACGGAACAGGTTGGACAGCTTGGAGCTACATCCCAACACATGTGGAATTAAATACCGTTGCCGAGCAAAAAGCAAGTACGCGCGTAAACAAAAGCGGCGATACAATGATAGGTGATTTGAAGTTTGTCGAAAGTGGGAATACACATGGCAGTATTTTTCCATCACATTACTTTCATAACCTATATGATGGAGACACTGTATATATACACGCTTTCCCATCACATCCTGCTGTCGCAAAAATGACAAAATTTGAATTTAGGACAGCAGATGGAACGAGCGGTGTATGGACATCGCACAAGCTAAATAGCGATGGGCTTACAACGCCGTCTCTTATATTTAGTGGCGGCGGCTATATCGGCAATTTTAAGCGAGATGTAGGCGATGCTATCGCAGATAACGGCGGCTCAAATATCAATATTGGCTCGTGGTTTGGGTTGGGTTTTTATAGTACATATGCGCAAAAATACACAGGTACGATGGATTTACGTTCTGGCAATTGGCGTACGTTAGGGCAAATGATAGCGCATGAAGGATTCCATACGCGAAGTGACGTAGGTCTTGTTTTCAGCAACCGTGGCGGCGGTTGGTTTATGTCTGACAATGATTGGATTCGAGCGTTTGGCGAGAAAAATATCTATACAGGTGGCAAAATAAAAGCTAACAGTGGTTTTGAAGGTAATTTAAACGGTAAAGCTAGTTCTGCAGGATGGGCAGATGGCACAGAATATTCCAATAGAGCCGTGCGCGTAGAGAACGACTATAGAAATATGCGTTTCCACTGGTCGGGGCAAGGCGGTCAGCCCACATGGCTATGGGGCGGCAACGACGGAGAAAATATGTACGTCTATAATCCATCGAACTTTACTGTTAATAGAGCAAATACAGCAGGTCGTGCAGATACAGCAGATAACGCTACAAATGCGATCAATGCAACCAACGCCACAAAGGCAAGACAGATTGATGGGAACGTCCTTGTGTTTAGCAATGGCACAAAAATCTGGGTGGAGTAACTATGGCAGAACTCGCGAAAAAACTTAGAATCCAGAATACACAAGGCGTTATCGAAGTCTGTTCCCTCTACTCAACACGCGAAGAGGCAAATGCACGCGGCGGTGTCCTGCCTCTCGTCGTTGATGGTATCCCCTGCTATGCTGCACTGGGTGCTCTGAACGAAGAGGAAGCCACAAGAGGGCGACAGGAGAAGAACGGTGTGAGGATGGCGATACTAAAGCGTGGAACGCTGCCGCCTGGGAGCATCACCTATGACTTTTCAAGCTCCTCAGAGCAGCAGATGTTTACAGTCCCTGTTGGTGTCAAAGTCATCCGCGTTTCCTCAAAGGACTTCAATCCAGACACGGAGTATGATGCTGATTATTTCTATATGCCAGCTGTACCAGGAGAAACTCTGCCTGTCAGTATGAGTCAATATGGAGTGCCAGAGAGTGAAGAAAACCCGTGGGGGGTACTTGGTCATGTAGGGAAATATAAGTTTTATTTTGGCGATATTTGGCCAAAGATCCTTATCTTATCATGGTCAGAGGCAATCAATCATCACAACGCAAAGGCATACGCAGAAGAAGGATAAGGATGTGTGCAAATGAACAGATACGCAGAAATCCTTTATGGGAAAGTTCGGGCCATCTACGAAGACGAGCGTGATTTTGAAACGTGGAGGATGATTTTTTCACCTGCAACTTATTGGATTGATGTCACGGGACTATCCTGTGAAGTGGGCTATGATGTTAGATTCGACGATAATCTGGGTCTGATCTTGCAGCCCCCCAGCGCCGATAGCGGAGAACCAACCTCCAATTGAAAGAGTTTGCTAACGAAGATACAAAATAACGAGAAAAACAGGGTGGTCGCCATGATGCGTGGCGACTTTTTCTATGCTTAGAAAGGACAAACTCATGAAAAAACTATTTATCGTACTTGCTGCCGCTACTATGCTTGCTGCAGCGTCTACAGCGCTTGCGCAGCATCGTCTCGTGGACAGCGTAGGTGTTGACCGCTTTGCCCATGCAGGTCTTAGCTACGTCATTTGCGACCAGCTGCATCGGAACTGTGGTATGAATCGCTTTTGGGCAGCAACAACGACACTTGCCATTGGAGCACTCAAAGAGTGGTCGGATGGGCACTGGGACGGCAGAGACTTTGCGGCCGATGCTGCAGGAATCTTGATGTATCAGGTACGTTTTTAGGAGGGACACAATGAAGTACAAGCTAAAGGATGAATGGACGTCGATTACAGAGAAGGCCGGAACGCTCTATTCACCGGAACGAGAGGTTGAAATCTCAACGGAGAAGGTGAACGGTTCCGGTTTTATCCTGCCGCCGCTGAAACCGTATCCATTCAAGGGCACAATCTTTGCACGGGCTGTGAATGGGTATGCTGATCTGAACGTCGTGAACATTACTCTGCCGACGAGCTGAAGAAGGTGATTCCATGCGGCGGACGATGAAGCATAATGCGACGCAGTTCGTGTTCAACGACTTCTCTGGCGGCATCAATGTTATGAGCGATGGCGATCTTATTGCGCAGAACGAAATGCAGGAGTGTCAAAACTTCTATTTTCTCGGATATCAGCGGTCACTTACGGCGCGTGGGGGGCTCTCAAAACCGCTCATGACGTTCCCAGGGGAAGTGATGGGGACCTACTACGACGTTGACAGCAACACCTTTCTTGTGTTTCTTCTGGACGGCACCATCTACCATGTGCCGACGCTCAGTGTTCCGCCAGAGAAGATCGGCAGACTTACGGGCGGTAGACGTCCAATCTGCGCGAAATTCCAGAATCGCATCTGGATTGCGTCGGGGGATAAGCTGCAATACTACAACTTCTCGGAGGAGAATAGCGTGCAGACCGTTCGGAATGCACCCGTATGTGATATTGTTTTTGAACGTGGAGCGCGGCTCTGTGCGGCACGGACGGGAACAGATCGTATTTACCTCTCGGGCGTTGGTGATGGAGAGCAGTGGACCACGGACAATAACGACGCATCTACGGGTGCGTGGCTGGATATTGGCTACGGGGACAGCGCAGATATGATCGCAGTCGTTCCGCTTGCGACAGATCTCCTTATCCTCAAGAATAACGGGATGATCTACCAGCTCACGGGCGACAGAGAAGTCCCGTCGTGGGTCGTCTATCGTGTAGCAACACAGACGGATGCCGTTGGAAGGAACTGTGCGGAGGCTGTCGGAAATGATGTTGTATTCATCGGCCGTCAGGGCATGAAAACAATGTCCACAACAATGGACTACGGCAACATCGCGCAGGGCGATCTTGGAGAAAAATGGAACATCCTTGTAACGAGCGGGCTATATGAACCTGCTCTTTTTCATCTGCGCCGGCGAAAGTTACTGCTTATCCAACCCAAAGGGAAGAGCAACACGCTCATCGCCTATAACTATGCCGTACGAGCGGCGACAACGCTCAAATTCCCTATTCCGATCACGGCGATTGGGGAGACTATGGATACGGTGGTTGTTATCTCGGGCAATACACTCTATGAGTTGGAGGAAGAGAACCTAAAGGATGGGGATACACCAATTGAGTTCCGATTGCGCCCGAAAGACCTTATCTCTACGGAAAAGATTCTCGTGCGTAGTGTGGACTCCTCCATGGCCGCAGCACAGGCGGGAGATGTGAATGTAGAGATTGACAATGTGCGGCTCAAGATGCCGTCCAATACCCGTCGAAAAGTGCGCTGCAATCATTCTTCTCCGCGCATCCAGACGACGGTGAGCGCAACGATGCCGTTTCAGATTAAGCACCTCATATTGGAGGTGGCTGATCTTTGATGCTTTATGAGTGGATAGAGTTTTACAACAAGAAGAACCCGAATGACCCATTCCAACCAACGGAGGGATTCGAGTTCTTTTTTGTTCCCGACAAAGGTTTTTGCGAGATTCGTCTCCTTGGCGACATGGTGATTCTTGGACAGCTTGCGGGGGATGCCCTCTTCTTCAAAAAAAGGGTCGAGGAGGCCATGAAAAAACTTGGCATCCGTGAGGGCGGAACGCTTTGTATCCGAAAGGAGATTCTTGCTTACATTCGACTCTTCGGCTATCGCATCGACCGGACGGAGCATCTGCCGGATGGGACAAAGAGATATTTCTGCTCCCATCGAGAGACGGGGAAATGGGGGCAAGTGTCGCCCGCTTTCACTTATGACAAGACGGGAGAACTTGCCTATCTCATCACATGGGAAATCTAAGGAGTGACAATATGAAAAACTGGTATCGAAGTCCCGTTAATGATGGGGAAGAATGGTACGGGCAGGAAGAGAAGAATGCCTATGCAGAGCGCCTCTATGGGCGTATGGTGCGCTATAAGGGCGGGAGCTCGACCACGGTCACGAACTCCTATACGCCGTCTGAGGGAGAAAAGCAGCTCTCACAGGCGTCGGCCGACTATGCAAAGAGGGTTGCGCCAAACGCGTATTACCTCAACGACCTCGGGCGTTCCCTGCTGCAGGATTCGCTTGGTGCGGTGCAGGTGGATTTTAACTCGCTCAACCAACAGGCACAGCAACAGGCTGCAAACGCAACAAAGGGGATGAGTGGGCTAATCGGCTCGAACAACGCGGCGACGACGGCGGCAAATGGCACACTCGGCAATGTTGCAGGGCAGATGGGACAGCTTACCGGGCAAAACATTGGGCGCCTCGGGACATTAGGAGACCTCTATAAGAGCGGTGTGGTAGGGGCGAACAGTGCCCTTGGTGCCGCTGGGCAGAAGATGGGTGACATGACTGCACAGAACGCAGCGCGTCTTGGAACGCTCGCGGGCGTCTATCAGGGAGGTACAGCGGCGGCAAACGGGACGCTCGCGAATGCGTCGAATTTGACAGGTGCTCTTGCACTACAAAATGCAGGGCGCATGGGTTCCCTTGCAGGTCTTTATCAGAGCGGTGCGGAGAACGCAAACAGTGTACTCGGTGGTGCAGGAAACACCGTCGGACAAGCGGCGACGGCAGCAAATGGAACGCTATCCTCGTTGGTAAATGGCGTTCTTCCCTCCGCCTATCAAGCGAACATGGAGAAGAGTATAAGTTCGGCGATCCAGAACACGATGGGTAAGTCCCTCGCGAATCTCGGCAATCGGGGTGTTCTGAACTCCTCTGTAACCACGGGGGCGATGAATGATATCCAGAAGAATGCCGCGAATGAAGTCGCGCGGCAGTATCAGGCAAATATCGGTCAGATTGCGGGACTTACGCAGCAGAAGAATGCGAATGCAGCGCAGGCAGCAAACACGATTGCGGGTTATGCGCAGCAGCAAAACGCAAATACAAATGCACTTGCAAACAGCCTCGGCAATCTCTACAACACGCAGTATGGGCAACTCTCGGGCGCACTCGGACAGCAAGCGAACTACGCACAGCAACAACTTGCCAATACAAACGCCATGGCAGGGAACCTCGGCAACCTGTATAACACGCAGTACACGCAAGGCATGGGCACTCTTGGGCAACAGGCCAACCTTGCACAGCAGCAGAACGCGAACACGGCGGCGCTTGCGGGGAATCTTGGCAACCTCTACAACACCCAGTACACACAGGGCATGAATTCACTTGGACAACAAGCAAACCTTGCGCAGCAGCGACTTGCCAATACGCAGGGAAACAACAGCCAGAACAGTGCTCTGTACGGGAATCTTGCCAACATGGCAGGGTCACGCATTGCCCTTGCCGCTGCAGCACAGGAGGCGGCACAGAATCCGGCGTTTCGTGCGTGGAATGCGTCGATGGGTCTCAACGGGGCGAACGCACAGGCGCTTGCTGGGATTGCTGGGAAGGGCGCGAGTACGCAGACGACAAACCAGTCTGGTGGCGGCGGCTTCCTCGGTGGGCTTCTCGGCGGCGTAGTCGGTGGCGCCGGACAGGCGATTGGGGCTGGGCTCTTTGGGAACTGTTTCCCGCCGGGCACAAAGGTGAAGATGGCAGATGGTACGGAAAAGAGCATTGAGCACATCGAAGTCGGCGAGAAGGTCATGTCATACGCAGATGGCGAGGAAAAGGAAGCAGAGGTCGTCAACGTCATGGAGCGGCACTATGCAGATGTCTACAACATCCAGTGTCAGCTTGCTCATACGATGGCAACACTCACCCAGCCGTTCCTCATGGAGGACGGTACGTACAAGACGCTCGGAGAGATGCGCATTGGCGATGTGCTCTATGGCGTTGGACCTGTCTACGCGCTCGCGTTTGGCGGAGAGAGACCTGTTCACGACATCGAGGTTAGCGGCACGAACACCTATTTTGCAGATGGATTCCTAGCAAAGGGCGGCGACTGCGCAACATGGAACGGAGGTAAATGATGGACTGGGAACAACTCGGTTATATGTTCGGAAATGGCCTTATGACGAATTACGCGCAGAACTATCGGAAGCGCGGCGAAGATAAGGCGCGTGACATACTTGCAGGAATCGGCGACCCAAATGCAGACGATCGCAAGCGAGCACAGGCGATGGCTGATGCGCACTATGGCAACGGTCTTGCAGGACAGAATCCACAGACTCTGCTTCTGCAGGAAAAACGTGACTGGATGCAGGCGGACAACGATGCGCAGTACCTTCTCAACAACGGCTATGCAGAGAATTCGCCCGATGTGCAGAAGTTCCGTGAGATACAGGCGAAAGCACATGGGAATGCAGAGTTCTTGCGCGGACTCGGCAAGAGTACGGGCGTTGATCTCTCAAAGGTCGGGGCGGGCATGGGACTTGCCGATCTCAAGGACGCCGTGAATCGCGGGATTGCACCCATGATGTATAAAGAGTACCCACAGCTGCAGGAGCAGATGGAAAAGCGGAACGCATGGGCGGGACAGACGGCGCGAGATATCCTCAGTGGACAGATCGGACAAGGGGTACAACTAATTGCACCGATATCCAATTCACAGGTGGCCCCACAGCCCGTAAACCCGCAGCCGGTGACGGGTACAGCACCTATGATGCCGCCCGCTGCCCAACTTGGCGGCTATGCACCGCAGGGGACGAATCTCCTCAATTTTGACCCCAATGCCGGCTTTGGCATGACTGGCACCGCAAACCCTACCCTGCCCGACCAAAACAATTCCCTTGGTCGGGCTATCTCGGGGGCTGATGTATTCAAATACCTTCAGGATCGCGGCGTGATTCCGAAGGAGCGGACATATGCGGAGGAAGTCGAGGATATCGCAAAGGAGTATGCGCGTCAGCGTGCATCAAAGATGGATGACCGTGAGATTCGCAAGTATCTCACGGATAACGGCGTTCCTTCGGATATCGCAAAGCTCGTGATGGCAGAACGGAAACAACAGGCGCAGGAGGCGATGAAAAAGAACGCCCTCGCGCAAGCGGCAGCGGCATCCACCTCACCGCAGATGGCGTATCTGATCGCAGCAGCTGCGGCAGACCCGAACACGAAACTCTCAGATATCACAGGGCTGATCAATGCAACGAACTCGGATATGAAGCTTGATACCATCGATCTCGGCGGCACAAAAGTCGCTATGACGCGTGACGCAAAGGGGCGTGTACGCGGCGGTGCGCAGTCGCTTCCTATGACACTTTCACCGAATGAAATTGCGCAGCTGCAGCTTGGTTATGGCAGGCTGAACAAGGACTACTACGGTATTGACACGCATGCACAGACTGCGCGTGATGTGGCGAACATCAACGGACAGTATAGTCTTGCCCGTGCCGCTATGTCGGGTGGCAAAGGTGGGAAGAAATCCGAAGCTGCAGAGAAAATAGATTCCATGTACGGCAATCAGTTCAACGATGCGTATGAGCTTTGGAACAAAGAAGGAGAAGTCTCGCGTGAAGATATGGGTGCAGTTGCGGACGCGTTCAACGAAAGCGTTGAGAAGGGGATTGCTGACGGCACGATCAGCTCGGATGACTCAACGTATTTCCGTGACAGGAGCAACCTCGTCCAGTTGATGTATGCCGCTCGTTTTGGGGAGAAGGAAGCAGCTCGAAGGATTTGGAGCAATTTCAGCGATGACTTCCTCGGTGATACCGACAACCCAGATTACACGACGTTGAATGATATTTACCAGTGGCTCTCTGGGCGGGACGATGGAGAAAAGGCTCATGTACAGAACACGTTGTCCGCAGCACGGGGAGGCTATCGTCCTGTTGGATATGAGGATTCAGGTGTGTGGATGTACCGTTAGGTAAAGAAGGAGAACAAACATGGCACAAGTCAGCCGCGAAGGCTTTGAACGAAATCGAACATACAACTATGTGAGACGCACGCCAGAACAACTTGACGCAGGGCGACATATCGGCGAAGAACCGCGTGGACTGCTTGGCAGCGCTTGGGATAATCTATGGGGCGGTATGGAGTCGATGGTTGGCGGTGCTATGGATACGGCGGGCACCGTGCTCAAGGCGCAGTATGCAGAGGGGCGCGCTAGTCATCCTGCCGGGGTGTTTGGTAAATTCCTTGTTGATCGTGCGATTGACCTCAATCAGAGTGCGGGAGAGAATGCACGGCGTTCAGGCGTACGGAACGAATACAGCGATATGGGGATCCTCGACCGTCTCACCAGTCCTTCTTACTTGCTTGACCCGCGTGGATTTACCGCAGAAGTGTCCAACATGACGGGCAGCATGATTCCGTTTATGCTGATGAGTGCGGTCATGCCGGAGGTCGGCGCAGGAACTGCTGCTGGCTTGATCGGCGGCGGACTGTCTCGCTTTGGAGTCAAGAAAGCTGCTGAACTGTTCAAACCAGGCGGCGCAGGAGCAGAGTTCCTTCGTGACTTTTCACGCTGGGCACCCACGGGCGTTGTTGATGCTGCGGCAAATGCGGGCGAAGTGGCAGAAGAAATGCGCCGGCAGGGCTATACAGATGCGCAGATTGCCGATCGCATAGGCAGTGCAATGTCATACGAGCTTCCCTATGACGTTGTATCGCAGGGCTTGTTCGGCGGCTTCCTCGGCGGGAAAGGCGTGCGTAAGTTTGCCGAAGGCGGCAGCGTTCGCAGTAACATCGCGGCGAACACTGCGCTTGGTGGTCTTGAAGCTCTCAACGAGGCAGGACAGGAATTTGTTCAGACACAGGCAGTGGAACAGGCACTTGGCAAGCCCGTTGGCACATTCATGAACCCAACGGATGATGAGCGCAAGGCGTTTGATGCTGCCCTTATTGGAACACTTCCGATGGTTGCGGCAGGTGGTGCTCGCAACGTAACAAAGAACTGGCTCAGGGGGAAGGCGGAATCGGCACAGTCCGAACTGCAATCGAGCGCTCCTGCGTCCGCTTCGAACCCGGTGGAATCCAACCTCCCCGATGGCCTCGCCACAGGCTTTGGCAAATGGGAAGGTGTCCGCATGGATAACGGCCCTGAGGGATGCGTTGAGGCAGTCACAAAAATGGGCTGTGAATATAGCCCGTTCCTCGCACAGGAACTTGAGAAAGGCAACGTCTATGTGCCGACACTTGTCCAGAACGCTGGGGATATGGTTATCCCGTTTTCTCCCGATCAGGTAGAGCGCGGCGATGTTATTGTATACGGCAATGACGATCATGTTGTTATTGCTGACGGCGATGGCGGCTATGTTGGTAACTCTACCTCACAGCAAAGAGTTGTTCATGGCAGCAACTACATGGAAATGGGAGATCTCCAGCCGACAAAGATCATCAAGACGGGTGGCGGAGCTCTGACGGGTGGTGCAATACGCCCTGGCGTTCTTCCTGTTATGCCGGACTTCTCTGGGCTTGTCGCTGATGATGCGACCATCGAGCAGATGCAGCAGGCGATTCAGAACCTCATCGACACAGATACGATGACACCAGAACAGCACGCTGCGATCTTGCAGGCGGCAGAGATGGCGCGTGACACGCCCATCGGAAGCGGTACAGACCCTGCAGCGGAAGCGGAGAGTGTGAACGAATGGCAGCGCCTCATTGACCGTAAGGATGTAAAAGGGATTCTCGAGAAAGATACGAAAGGCATTGTTCAGCACTTGCAGCGGCTTGAAAAGACACAGAAAATGCAGCGGACACGGGCGGCAATCGAGAACCAACAGCAGATCGATGCGACAAAACAGGCACTGCAGGCGGTGCAACAGGAGCAGAACGCACAGGCAGTACCGACACAAGGAGATGCGAGCGTTCAGCAGATCGTTCCGGAACAGACCGCGCAGCCGATGATGGACGGGCAGGTATCCCCGACCATCCCGCAGGCTGGCGATATGCAAGGAGCAAATGCGGCGCAGATGAGTGCGCCCATCCAACCCGAAAATGTCATGCAGAATCTGCAGATGGTGCAGGGAACGGATGGACAGATCGTTCCGCAGAATATCCCTGTGCAGAATGTGTTTGATGCACCTGTTCCGCAGAACGCAGTGAATAGCGCAGTGCCTACACCATCGGAGGGTCTTGCAGCAGAGATTGAACAGGGGACAGCGGACGCGCAGCCAATGCCTCAACCGATGGAAACACAGGCGAATATGGATGATGTTCAGCAGGCAATCCTGCAAAGAGAGGTGCCTCTTCTCTCCGTTCCTGCATACGTACAGGCGCGTCAGAGTGGAGACTTGAATACTGCTGCACAGATCGCACAGCAGGTGGGGGCAAACGATGTAGCGCAGCTCTACGGAATGCTCCTTGCACACAGGGACGGACAGGCGGCGAATGTTACGCCGTATGCGCCGCAGCAGAACACCCCGCAAGCAGCAGTGCCTGTGAAAGCACCCGTCCCCGTAGTTGGTGTGCGTCCGAATGTCCCCACGAAACTGCCTGATAACCTTGGAGCACGTCGGGCACTCGGCATATCGCTCAACAAGTTCATGACGGATAACAAGCTTCAATTTGCTCAAAACGGCAGACTTGATCTTGTGGCAGGACGTGGACAAGCAATTCGTGCGGCGGATAAGAAGATAACTTTATGGGAAGAGAATCGTGCCGCACAAGAGCAGGAGGCGGCGAAAAACAGAAGCGTGAACCCATCTGAGAAGGCGCAGGAGGGCGTACAGGACACGCAAAACGATGTGCATGATAAAATGCTTGCGCAGAGGGGAATGGACGCTCAAAACGGCGCAGAGAGTGCCAGGGGGAAGTCTGTCCAAAATCAGGGCAATAAAAAAGCCGCCGATAAGGACGGTGTTAGTGAAGGTGCATCCGTATCTACGGAACCAGAATCTTTTAACGAATCCTCGGCATCTCCGTCCATCCATGCGCCTTCTTCCATCTCGACTATATCATCTGAGGCAGAAGAAAAATCATTGAACGATAACGAGCGTGAGGCGGTCAAGGGACTGAGTGCTGATGCGAAAAACGTCTATCAGATGGTTCGCGACAAGCTTTCCGGCATGAAGAACAAAAAAGTCTCGCGTGCGGCTTCTGCGGGTGCTGTTCTTCTCGCTCGTCATGCGGATATCATCGCCCGTAAAGTTCGTGCTACGCTTGGCACACCATTCACGGCGATGGACTACTATCGTACATGGTTTGACCTACAAAACGGTGGTGAGTCGGACGGCTTTACGCAGGCGGTCAATGCGGGGGTGAACCTCGACGAACAGGTGCCCGTTGTTGATATTACTGCCGCTCTGCCGCAGAAGAAAATGTCGAACAAGGACGTGCTGAACTTCCTGCGCGGACTGGCACAGCATGGGAGTACTATCACATCGGCAGACGGAAAAGCGGTGTTTGGAATTGATAAACACGTTCGCCACATCACTTTTTCCAGCCGCAAAGGGTTGAGTGATGATGAAAGCAAAGTTCGTCAAGCAAGCATTCGTTCTCTTGATGATTTACTAAAACACGCTGTACTCGTGGAAAGTGTTCCTAATCGTAAGACCTCTAAAAAACCAGCTGCTATTGCATATCATCGTTTCTATGTTCCAGTCTCTCTGAATGGGAAAATCGCTACGATTCGTATTGTTGGAGAGGAGCGCGGCGATGTTATTACGTTTTCGCCGACGAACGTCCATCTCTATGATGTAATCGTAGAAAAAAGAAGCTCCCGTCCCCCACAAGGAATTTCACCTTTTGGCGGGTCAACGAGAGCTTCTGACACCATCAGTATACGCGATATGCTCTCCGGTGTCAAGGATGCGGATGGGAATCTGTACGCGCAGAGAGAAATTGAGTCGCAGAAAGAGGTTGTACGAAAGCAGTATGCAGGTACGGAACACTGGATGAAAGCGCCGAATGGAGAGAATACAAATCTCACAGAAGATCAGTGGCTTGCAGTTCGTACACCTGCGTTTAAGGCGTGGTTCGGAGATTGGGAGAATGCCCCGAAGAATGCGTCGGAGGTCATTGACGAGAATGGAGAGCCAAAGGTCGTCTATCATGGAACAAAACGGAAAGACCGCGTTGGGAGTGTGTTCCGCAAAGATCGTGCGACGTCGGGGCCGATGGCTTACTTTACTGATCTTTACTCGGTCGCAGAAGGGTATTCACAGAGCAAGCAAGATACTTCTGATGAAGGGCGACCATATGAAGAGCAATTCCGAATCAAAATGAAAAACGGTCAAGATATCCCGCTTTACCGGTATTGGGGGTACTTGCCGTTTGCAAAGCGGAATGAGATTATCAGAAATGCTCGCCATATCACAGAAGATGATGATGGAAACATTGTTTATGATGAGGATACGAATGACGGGCTTGGTAATTTTTCTTACGCACTAAAGAGATTCGACAATAACGGAATCCGTGCACTAGAGGAAGGGTGGCTTAACGGCGGTGCTCTGTTTGGCAACGAACAGGATTTTCTTGAGGTTTTGAAAATTGCAGGTGTTGATGAAAAAACATTTGATGGGATGTATTATGCAGACCCAAACTATACCGAGGAAGGTGTATTTCATGTATTCATGTCAATGAAGAATCCGTTCGATACATCAAAGCATGTTACTAAAATGTTCCTCCGTAGTTTACGCGCAGCCGCCAAGAAAGCACCTCGAGCACTGTATGAGCAAGGTGTCGATGTGTGGGATAAAAACTCTTTCGACCCAATGGAATATGTGGATATGGTCGAAGAAGATCTGAAAAACGGCACTGCGTACGCATGGACGACAATCCCGGACTGGGTAACTGCACTCTTGCAGAAGAAGGGCTATGATGGGATTCGCGATACCGGTGGGAAGCATGGTGGTGCTGAGCACACGGTCTATATCCCATTTGAATCCAACCAGATCAAGTCCGTTGATAACAACGGCGCGTTCTCTTCCGACGATACGAACATCTTCCGCCAATCCGCATGGCACGGCACGCCGCATGACTTCGACGGCTTCGACCTTGGAGCTGTTGGCACAGGCGAGGGTGCACAGGTGCATGGATGGGGGCTGTATTTTGCGCAGAATAGGGAGGTGTCGGAAGGGTATAAGAGACAGCTGACACGCAACAATATCCCAGAGATTACTCTTGATGGCGTTCCTTTTGGTGAGCTTACATGGCATCAGAAACGGTTGCTTGCATTTTTTGATGAGAATGGCGATGAATCCGACTTTGGGAAACAGCGTGATGAGGCAATCGCCTTAGTACAAAGTCGTATAAACAAGGCAACAAGCAACACAGATGCCTATCAACCCGTTCTTTCTTTCATCGAGTCTAATCCGCACCCAACGGTTGAAGAGGTGTTTCGGCTTCTGCCGGAAGGTGTGGAAAAAGATGATCTGAAGATGGTCATTTCATGGGGGAGAGGAGAGCACAAACTTTCTGATAGGGATATTTCTGGTATATTCTCAACATATAAACAGAGCGTCAACGTCATTAAAGAACAGTCTGCCTTGTTGGAACAACTCAACGAGTTGGATGTTTCCAGAATAAAGATCAAACAAGCGAATCGTGGCAAGCTCTACGAGGTGGATATTCCCGACAGCGATGTTCTTCTCGATGAGCAGAAACCGTTTGACGAGCAGCCGAAGCTCGTGCAGGAGAAGCTTGAGGAACTGTTTGAAAAAAATGATACCATTGACCTTTTGGATGATGTATTACAGCTTCCTATCAAAAACCCCGAACTCCGTCAAACACTTGGTTTTATGCGACTTGCAAGGAAGAATATCCGTGCATCGAAAACCGCAATAGACGTTCTTCGCGATGTGCTGGATAAGAGTGCTTCCCGCTCAGACCGTATCAACGCCTACAGAGCACTCCTAGACGAGGATATTGTTGATTTCGATGAAATGACAGATTCCTATGAGGATGACATTGATAACGTTGAGGCTTCCAGAGACTATCTTGAAGATGTGCTTTCTTCCTATGAGAATGGGTTGAAGCGACAACAAGGAAGCTATCAGAAGTGGCTTGACAGTTTGCCGGGGGATGTGAATCTTGCGCGCATGGTACTCAGTAAAACGAGGAGTGGGCGCGAAATTTATAATCGTCTCAGTAGTGCCCTGTATGGGGACAAAGCCGCCTCTCTCGCGTTGAACGAGGTCGGCACGGCAAGTCGGCGGTCGGGGGGCGGGCGTGACGGTCGCTGCTATGTCATCTTCGACGACAAGGCGATCTCCATCATCGAGAAGTTCAACCAGCAGATGAACGCAATCGTCAAGGGTACGACACAGGACATGAAGGACGGGCAGCGGATCATCTCCCTCCTCACGGAGGCGGATGAATCCACCTTCCTTCACGAGCTGGGGCCCCTCTTCCCCCTCTTC